CTCTTTTGCGAGAAAAATTCCCCGATCAGCCTGGAGGTTATGAAATGCCGACGCCGGTGAAGAGCCTGGACAACATGAGCAAGCACCTGACCAAGGCGGAGATCGAAGCACGCAGCGGCCAGGAGGCGGCTGTGTCTCCGGCTCGCCGGCCGAAGAAACCGAAGCTGATCATCCAAGACAAGGCGGCGGGAAAACACTGGTCTCGGATCATCCGCGACATGGACGGGCTGGAGATCATCGACATCCTGGACACCGACGCACTCGCAATCTACTGCGCGAAGCTGGCCAGGCGCGACGACCTACAGGCACTGTACCTGGACCGCCGCCAGCAGTACGCCGAGGAACCGTCCAACGCCATGCTGAAGACAATGGTCAGCCTATCCGGCGAACTGCAGGCCATCGAGCGCGATCTGCTCGCCTATGCCTCCAAGCTGGGACTGACTCCGGAGAGCCGGGTCCGCCTTGCGAAGCGGATGGCGGAGCAGGACTACGATCCAGACGCGGACCTTTTCGCATGAAGTCGCCCTGTTTGAGGTGTCCGGATCGGACCGCGTTTTGTCACGACAGCTGCGCCGCGTTCCTGGCTTTCCGCGAACCGTTCGAACGGGCCATGGAGGACCGCAGGAAAGCCGCCCCGGCGAATGACTACCGACATAGCACCAAGACCAAGGTGCTGAGGGCGCTCGCGCAGAAATACCCGTACAAAAGGAAGATGGGACGATGAGTGATATCTGGATGCCTGACAAGCTGGAGAGGCGGCCCGTCGGCTCCCTTAAGCCCTATGAGCACAACGCCAGGATCCACAGCCCCGAGCAGATCGAGGAGCTGCGGATCAGCTTCAGGACCTTCGGGTTCCTGATCCCGCTGCTGATCAACGCCGAGGGCGACGTCATCTGCGGGCACGGCCGCCTCGAGGCAGCCGTCGCCGAGGGCATGACCGAGGTCCCCTGTGTACTGGCTGAGCAGCTGACCGACGAGCAGCGCCGGGCGTTTATCCTGGCCGACAACCGCCTGGCCGAGCACGCCAGCTGGGACAGGGCCATGGTGAGCGCGGAGCTGATCCGGCTGCGGGACTCCGGCTTTGATATCACGATCACCGGCTTCGACTCCGGAGACATCATGCTGGATCTGCCGCAGGAGCCGTATGAGGACGAGGAGTTCGATCCCGAGCCCCGAGAGGGCGAGCGCGTCGGCTCCGGAACGCTCTGGGCCCTGGGAGATCACAGGCTGCTGGTGGGCGACGCCACCGTCCCGGATGATGTGCAGCGGCTCATGGGCGGCCAGACGGCTGACCTGCTGCTGACCGATCCGCCCTATGGGGTGGACTACACCGGCGGCACCAGCGACGCGCTGAAGATCGAGAACGACGACCTGACCGGCGAGTCGTTCCTGCAGTTTTTGGAGACGTCTTTCAACAACGCCAAGTCGGTCATGCGCCCGGGCGCCACGTTCTACATCTGGCATCCGGACGGAGATCCGGCGCTGGAGTTCCGGCTGGCTCTCCGGCGCGCCGGCATGACGGTCAGGCAGTGCCTGGTCTGGGTGAAGAACAGTTTTGTGATCTCTCGCCAGGACTACCACTGGCAGCATGAGCCGTGCCTGGAGGGACAGGCCGACGGAAAGATCTTCGAGGCCTGCGTCTACGGCTGGGAGGATGAGGGCGCTCACACCTGGCACTCGGACCGTAAGCAGTCCACCGTGATGGAGTTCGACCGACCCACGAAGAGCCTGGAGCATCCCACCATGAAGCCCGTGCGGCTGTTCGCTTATCAGATCGGGAACAGCACGGTCCAGGGCGACCGGGTGCTTGACCTGTTTGCCGGATCCGGCACCACGGTCATCGCCTGCGAGGAGCTCCGGCGCCGGGCCTACTGCATGGAAAAGGACGAACGCTACGCCGCCGTGATCATCCGGCGCTGGGAGACCCTGACAGGGAGAAAGGCGGAGCAGCTGGATGCCTGATTCGGAGAATGCCTCTCGAGCAGCGGGGGGGGGGGGTAGTTCCCGACCCTCCGGCCTATCTGGATCAGAACCTGGTCCGGAGGTGGTACGAGCTGGCTCCGGAGTGCGTCAGGCGAGGGACCCTCGTTAAGAGCTCGGTCGATTCGTTTGCGAGGTACATCATCGCCGAGCAGGAATACCTGCGGGCGGTCCAGCACGTTTTGCGCGCGCTGCGCACCGGCAGCACATCCGAGGCGGCGGCGTGGTCCCAGATCCAGGACCGATTCTTCCGGGAGCTGCAGAGCTCCGGCAGGCTGTTCGGGCTGTCGCCCGACGCCGATATCTTATGACGGGAGCGATCCTTGTGTATAAAAACCTGTTCTACTACTCAGTCCTCATGCCGATCGGCGGCATCGAGACCTGGCTGTGGTCCATCGGCAAGAAGTACGGCGCCGATCACGACATCGTGGTGGTCTACACCAGGACCGACGAGCAGCAGCTTCGGAGGCTGGAGCAAGTGGTCCGCTGCGTGCGGTACACCGGCCAGCGGTTCGAGTGCGAGAAGGCCTTTTTCTGCTATGACGCCAACATCATCGACCACGTCGACGCGAAGGAGTATTTCCTCGTGGTGCACGGCGATTACAAGGCGATGGGGCTCCGCCCTCCGGAGCTGCCGAAGGTCACGCGGGTTATCGGCGTCAGCCAGATCGTCTGCGACGCCTACGAAGAGCTGACCGGAGTGAAGCCCGAGCTCAGTTTCAACCCGCTGATCGTTTCCAAGCCCAGGAAGATACTGCGGCTGATCAGCGCCACGCGGATGGCGCCCGAGAAGGGCATCAGGCGGATCGACAAGTTCGCGGACATCCTGGAGAAGGCGGGGATCCCGTTCGTCTGGGACGTCTATTCCGACAGCACCGCGACCTTCCGGAGCCCATACGTGATCCAGCGGCCGCGCCGGCTGGACGTGGTGGACCTGATGGCGGCCGCCGATTACATGGTGCAGCTGAGCGACGCCGAGGGCGAGCCCTACGTGGTCGGCGAGGCGCTCAGCGTGGGCACGCCGGTGATCGTTACGAACTTCCCCTCCGCGTTCGAGATGGGCGTGGTGGAAGGCGTGAACGGCTTCGTGCTGCCGATGGATCTGACGGATGTGCCGACGGCGGCCATCTATAAGGGCCTGAAGAAGTTCAAATACACGCCGCCGACCGACCGCTGGAGCGAGCTGCTGGAGCCGGGCGAGGGCACGTATCTGCAGGAGATCGCCGACACGGAACTGTGTCAGTGCATCTCGCCCTACTTCGACATGGTCCTCAACAGGTCGGTGAACGTGGGCGAGTATATCCGGTGCGCCAAGGACCGGGCCGCGTATCTGGCCGAGCGCCAGCTCACCGTCACGGTCCCGAGATCCTGATATGCCCGGCCGGGACAAGATCCTGACGCACCCGGTCACGATGTACGCCAAGCAGGTCACCCGCGGGCGGCTGCATGATATGTGCTGTCCCTACGAGATCGCGGCCTGCCAGCGGCACCTGGACGATCTGGAGCGCGTCGGGGATCCCGACTTCCCCTATGTGTTCGACACGACCCGCGCCGACCGGATCCTCCGGTGGTACGGCCTCTGCATCCAGATACGCGGCCCGGAAGCCGGCCAGCCGATCCGGCTGCAGGACTGGCAGATCTTCGACCTGGGCAGCGTCTACGGCTGGGTCCACAAGGACACAGGGATCCGCCGATATAACCGGACCTACAACAAACGGGCCCGGGGGAACTTCAAGAGTACCGAGAAGTCCGGGCAGTGCCTCTATCACATGTGCGCCGACGCGATCTACCCGCCCTACCAGCCGGAGCTGGCACAGTACGAGAGATCTCCGGAAGTGGAGTGCGCCGCGGTGGACCGCGGGCAGGCGATGCGGGTTTTCGGCGACGCCCGGGACATGGCCGCGGCCAGCCCGAAGATCGCGCGGAAGCTGGTTATCCCGAAGGCCAACCCCGTGCAGCACCGCACGCTGGGCGGCCGGATGCGGGCCCTCTCCAAGGACACAAAAAACAAGGACTCGGGCGCGCCGACGCTTTTCGTCGTTGACGAATACCACGCGCACCCGACGTCGACGATCTACGATATCGGCCTGAACTCTTTCGGCAAGCGCTGGCAGCCGCTGCTCGAGTGCATCACGACGGCCGGCGACGACGCGGAAAACAAGCCCTGCTTCAGGGAGGAGCTCTACGCGAAGCGGATCCTGGACGGCCTTGTCCGGGACGACCGGTATTTCGTAATGATCCGGGAACTGCCGGAAGGCGCCGACCCGCACGACAAGAGCCAGTGGTGCAAACCGAACCCCTGCTTCCGGGTCGACAACGATTACAGCCGGATCCTCATGTCCGAGATCGAGAGCGAGTACACCGCGGCTTACGGCAGCAACGACGCCACCAAGATCCGCCAGTTCCTCACCCGCCGGATGAACAACTGGCAGACCGGCGCCGAGAACCGGTACCTCGACGAGAACTGCATGGAGCTGGCCCGGAAGGCCATGGTCCCTCCGGAGAAGTTCGCGGAGCTCACCGACGGGCTGGAGTGCTGGGTCGGATTCGACCTGGGCAAGCGGATCGACCTCTCCGGCGTGGCGGCCGTGTTCCTGCTTCCGGACGGCCGTGTGGCCATCAGGATGCATGGGTTCCTCCCGGAGGGCGCGGCCATCCGGCACGAGCACAGCGATCGGATCGAGTACAGGGCCTGGGCCCAGCGGGGCTGGTGCACACTGACGCCGGGCGACGTGACGGACAACAGCTACGTCGACGCCTGGATCGAGGCCGGGCAGCTGCTCCACCACTGGAACGTGCTGGAGGTCTGCTACGACGGGCACAACGCCACCGACCTGGCCATTAAGCTCTGCGAGCGGATGAACAACGAGGACTGGTGCGTGGAGATCTCCCAGACCTGCGCGGGCCAGAACCTGGCGGCCAAGGGCTTCCGCGAGCTGCTTCTCCAGGGAAAGATCATCCTCGAGGAGAGCGGCCTGGCTCTCTGGTGCCTGGCCAACGCCGTGGAGATCGTGAACAACTACGGCGATATCAAGCTCTCGAAGAAGCACAAGGACGACACACAGCGGATCGACCCGGTGGCGGCCGCGATGGACGCCCTGGCGCGGGCCCTGATCCGCCGGAACAATCCGACCTTGTCGGACCGGCTGGAGGACGACAGCTGGAGCATGTAATGTGTCCAACTTGGACACAGGGAGGGCTGGAATGGCAAAATTCGACGACGCCGGCGAACTGGACCGCCGGGTGCACTTTGAACGGTATATAGGCGAGGTTGATATCGTCGGCGACTTTCAGTTTGCCGAGGACGACAACTGGGAGGAGGTTTTCTCCACCTGGGCCTCCGTCCGGACGATCAGCAGCCGGGAGTTCTACGCCGCC